AGAGATTGTTTAAGAGGTTGTTTTTTAGATTCTTCTAAATGGCTTGAAAGACCACGCCCACCAGCAGGATCAAATTCACCAGGACCAAACATATCTTCTTTATCATTATCTAAATCATTATCATCTACTTCTTTACCTAAAAGATATGAAAGTAATTCGTCATGATTAGATAATTGTCCTAATCCATCATATTCAATATAATCTTCCATTCCATCTTCTTTAGCCCAATCAATAATTTCTTGATCAGACATATTAGCATATTGAGATAATTGAGATGAAGATAAAGCTTCTTTTAATTTTCTCATTTCACCATTTATCCATGCATTAGCATTACCTTCTCCTTCAATGGTTTTAACTTCTTCACCATTCTTATAAATTACATATATGCCATTACCTTTATATTCTTTGGTAAACATTTTATCTAAATTACTAAGTTCAGATTTTTGGTACCCTATAGGATCATTAAACATTCCAATACCTTCTTTTAATTTAATTGTCTTTTCAGAGCCAGGCATATCCATTTTTTTAACACCAGATACAGTTTTTGGAGTTACAGGCATTTCCTTTACACCTGAAGGCATTTTAGTTTTTGCTTCTTTTTTACTTAAATTATCTTTAGTATTAGCTTTAATTTTTTCAACATCAATATCTAAATCACCATATCCACTTGATTTATATTTACCCTTTAATTCTTTAGAGGGTTTATAACCCGGGGTTTGGTCTGTATAGCCAATACCTTCAATACCAAATTGAGTTTGAGTTGTATAATATAAACGGTCTTTAGTTAGATTTTTAGTTACAATAGCTTTTAATTCATCTATAGTTTTATCGGCATTTTTGGGATTTTGCATTTCTGTATAAAATCCATTTAAAAAAGCACCACCATAAACGGTATCAATATTTTTCTTATCTTCATAATCAAAATTAGATTCTAAATTATCTTCAACTTCTTTAGCTACTTTATTAGAATCAACTTTAACATTAGTTTCATTTTGTTCGGTAAGATTTTGGTTAAATATATCAAACCAGTTTTGTTTTTTGTTTTGGGTAACAAGTCCTAACTGAAGTATATTTTCGGAAATAATTGAACGTTGTTTAAGAATAGTAGTAGTTTCAGTAAAATTAGCAGCATTACGAATTAAATGTGGGAATTGTAATTTTGCTTCTTTTAAGAAAATTTCTTTATTACCTTTACCTTCTTTGATTAGGTTATATTGTTCTTGTAATGTTTTAGTTTTCATTCTTCTCCAGTTAATATGTTTTTTATATCTTTTATATAGTCAAAAACTAAATCAGTAGGATATACTACACCATAAGATAATGGATTTTGTCTATAGTAATCTATTGTTTTATTTTTGGCATTTGATAACAATTTATAAATATTATTCATTTCTTGTCTAATACTATCAAACGCTATTATTCTTTCTTTTTGAAATTGCGATTGAGCAGTATCATCTTCAAATAATTGTTTTACCTCTAAACCTGATCCTTTAATCTTATCAGGTACTAATTTATATTTAAATTTTTTTACGTAGTAATTATTAGTAACACCTTTTTTGGTGGCACGAGGACCAGGACCTAATGTAGCACCCGGATCTTCTTCTTTTACAACCTCATAACCACTAGATTTAACTACATTAGGATTAGCTGCTCCCTTAGCTTTTTTATTTTTATTAAATGCTAAAGGTGTAGCATATTGAGCTCCTGTACCCGGAGTAAATCCGGCAGCACCGGCTCCACCACCTGTAGTAGAAATTTCATCTACATTTTTTAATTTATATTTTAATTTACCCATTGGCTATAGCTAATTCTTCTAATAAACTATGGTACTGGAGTAAATCAACTAAATTATCACTTTTAATTGAAGATTTTTTATCTAGTTCAGTAATATATTTAATTACTTCTTGTAATTTAATTTTAATAGTTTGATCTTTAGTTTTAGATATTTGTGATTTAAGATCAGACTTAATTTGTACAATTTCGTTATTGTAAAATTCTCTTAAATTAGATGTACTATCAATTGAATTAATAAATTCTTTTAAAACACGTTTTTGTTTAGAGTTTAATGAAGCATATTTATCATTAAATTTTTCAAGTATTACTCTATAAGTTAGTATACGAAGATCTTTATCGTATGATTTAAATTCTTCAAGTATATCTTCTTTTACATTAGATTTATCAACTGATTTAGATGTAAGGTGTTCTAATAGTGTAACTTTATTATCAATAATTTGATTAGGATCTGTTAATTCTTGAGAATTATATATTTCAAATAATGTATACAACGATGCTTGAGCTTTATAATCGTGTAATTTAGTTTTAAATAAATCTTCTAAATTATAATGTTCTTTAAGTTCTTTAATTAAATTATATTTTTCTTTTCTCAATTTACTTCTATTTAATTTTCTAGAAGCTTCAAGTACTGTGCTTAAAATAGCATTTGCTTTATTTTCATTTAAACTTTTAGATTTAAATGTTATTTCAAATAACTTATATTCTTTACCAAGTTCAGTATTAACAAAATATTTTTTTAAAATATTTACTGCGGGTGAATCACCTTTAGTTAATGTGTCAGCTGTAATTCGTCTTACTAAAAGCTCGAATAAGATACCCGTGTTCTTAAATTTTGAATGTTTGATATACATCAATATCTATTTTTTTATAAATATGTTAAAAATCTTGATCTTTAATATTAGATTCATCTAATAATGATTCTTTTGCCTTGTCTTGCTCAAATATTAATTTTTTCTCATTAGGTTTAGACATAGTATTTAACATATGTTTATATTTACCTAGATAACGATTACCTTCTAAAGCTAACGGTGAATTGCCTTTAAAATCAGGATTTATTTTTTTATTAAAATTATCATCACTTTTCATACCTTTAACACCTAATTTATCTTTTCCAAATGGACTTTCTTGGGTATTACGATCAGTTACTTTTTCTTGTGGACGACCTAATACTGTTTTTTCTTCATTATATCCTGGAGGTAAATTTGCAGGGTCTGTGCTTAATCTACCTTTACCATACAGTGATGCTAAGTCATGTGGGGTACCATAAGATTTACCAGTTTCAAGTGGGTCGTTACCTTCTGCTTCTACTTGTGTAAGTCTAAATTTACGTTTAGCATCTTGAATAATCAAATCTCTATATTCATCATATTGGTCTTCACTTAAATGGAATAAATTATCATATATCCAATCTGTAGGTAATAATTTGCTTTCCATTAAAGCTGTAGCTAATTCAACTTTTTCTTTAAGTAATGCTACACGTTCTTGATCATATATAATAGATGGGGTAGTTAATGAAAGTTCAAAATTTGTTAAATTTTCATCTTTATACCCTTGAGTATATAAATGTACTAAAGCTATTTTATAAAGTTCAGAAGTTATAATACGTTGAATACGTTCAATAGTACGAGCAAAACGTATATCTTGGGCAGCTAATGTTGCTTTACCACCTACTTCACCTTCATAACCCATAAATGCTTTGGGTACTTTAAGAGCAGCAAATAATTTATCTCTTAAATAAGTTACGTCAGTAATACCATCCCATTGTGCTCCGGCTAATGTATCAATTTTAGTTGAAGTATCACCACCCCTAACTGGGATATAATAATCTTCAAGTAGGTTTTGCATGTTATATCTTAGGTTATATTCACCTGATTGTTGATCAATATAAGGAGTACGTTTAAGTTTATTAATTGTTTTTTCCATAAATGATTCCATTTCCTGAGGAGGAATAGAACCAACATTCATATAAAAAATACGTTTTTCAGGTGCTCTAACAATACGATGAATTAACATTGCATCTTCCATTAAAGTATATTGCTTAAATAATTTACGAGCAGGTTCAATATATGAACGACCATAAGGTAAAAAATTCATATCAGCTAATAAGCGAAAATGAGCTATTTCGTAATTATCAAAATATATAGAATTTGCTTGTTGGCCTGAGTTAGGCACATTATAATATCCATAACTTGAAGCTGCTACACCATCTGGGTCATATCTAAATTTAATTTCATTAGGGTCTTGCATTCCAAACCCTTCAATCCTTTCAATATGATATGCTGTATAAGGAATAACATTATATACTCCAAACTTTTCAGCAATTTCTAATTTTAAAAAGAAATCACCATATTTGCACATATTACGAATCCAAGGCCATAAATTAAACTCTACGTTTAATACATCGTAAAATAAATTATATAATATTTTTTGAATATTTTCGTCTGAACTTTTAATATGGAGTACTTCACCCATATCATTTTTTAATGTAGATTCATCTGCTATAATGTCTAGGGCAGAAGCTACTATAGCATCAGTATCCATAGCATCATATTCAGAATATAATGTAGGACGTAATGTTTGATAATTTACAGCATTTTGTGAACCATACAATGAAGTTGGGGAATTTGAATATACTCTTGCAAATCTATCAATAAGTGCATTAGTTTCAAGTTCTCCGGTTTGTTGGATAGTTCTAGTATCCATTACTTTAAGTTGATTACCACCAACGTTTCTTATTACAACGTCAGTGGAAAACAATCTTTGTAATCTTGTAAATAAACTCTTATCTGCCATAGTAGTTTTTGTTATAAATATTATATTAACCAGCTAATGTCTTCTTTACCCCCATGGTTATTGGGCATTTTATAGGGGTTAGGAACATAGTATTTGTCTCCTACATTAAACCCACCAGCGGCATATGTCATATTATTTGATCTCATATTAGTCATAGCTGCTCTAGCTGAGTCTAAACTCTGTTGCTGGAACTTTAATGAAGTATCTCGTAGAAACATACTAATCCCAAATGACATAACCAAGTCATCATTGTAACCAGATTGAGCTTCTGGTCTACCATTTTTCCAAATGAATACTTTCATTTCTTCAAGTAAACGTTTTGAATGTATAGTTACACTTCTGTCACCTACAAATTCACGAAATTTATTAATTACTAAAGGCCTAGTTCTCATAGACATAGTAAAACCAGGTACCATTTCAGAACTTTTTTCATATACTCTTAAATAAGATTCAGCTGTTAACTGATCTGATTTAGGAGATTGATATAAATTTCTATAGCCTCTTTCTAAAATAGCATCTAAAGTAGCCCAACCCACATTAGCATTTTCTACTACTAACATAGCATTGTTATATTCAGAAGCTAAGCCTACTAAAAAATACCCAAAATCTTTAGGTGGTAATTGTCCTTTATATTCGGCTACTTGTGTATTTGAAGCAATGTCTATTACATGACATGCTGAAAAATCTTTTCCATCCCCTCTAGCTACGTCAGCTGATACAACATATTCTCTTTGATAATCCGGGGATTCCCAAACCCATAAATTTTGGTCTACACCTCTACGTTCTATAGGTTCTTTAATTGTAGTTGATTTAATAAATTCAAGCCATTCAGGATAAAATACTACATCACCCGATGTACTAAAATCACAATCACATTCTTGAGCTGCTAATCTAGGATCACCTAATAATTCATCTTGTTTTTTTCTCCAAGCTTCATCTCGTTCAGGGTGAACATACCAAGGTAATTTAATTGGTAAAAAATCATTTTCTTGAGATTCAGCTGAAACCCATGTTTTATGAAACCAATTTCCGGTACCATAAGGTGTTGATAATACAATAGCACCACCCCCAGTAGCTAAGGTTTGTTGTGCTGAAGCCCATATTTCGGCTATATTTTCAATAAATGCAGCCTCATCGACTATAAGTAAAGATACTGCTTCAGATCGACCAGCATCACTAGCTGCTGAAACTGCTTTTATTTGAGATCCATTAGTTAATTTAAGAGATAATTTATTATCTTCTAATGGTTTATTTCCTTTTAACCATGATGGTAAGTTATCATACATAAAACTTACCTTAGTAACCATGTTTTTAGCTGTTTCTTGTTTAGTTGCTAAACATAATATATTTTTATCTTTATGAAATAACATTAACCATAAAGAATAGCCTGCAGACAAGGTTGAAATACCTAATTGACGTGATTTAAGTACAATACTATATGAATTATTTTTCCATAAACTTAATACTTTACTTTGAAAAGGATATAAATTAAAAAGTACTCTACCACGTTGTGGGTGTTGAATATAACAATATTTTTTCATAAAATGTGAAGGATCCTGAACACATTTTATATATTCTTCTCTTATTATTTTTTTAAGATCTTGACTCATAATACTATAAGTATACTTAATAATATGCAAGTACCCCCAACAATATAAGAGACTAATTTAGATTGTTTATGCCTTTTAATATCTTTTTTATATAAATTAATTTCTTCATCTTTATTATCTATAAGTTGAAGATAATTAAATTCATTTTTCTTATATAAAGAAATAGAAGTATTTTTTACTTTAATAATTGAATCTTGATTTAATGTAATACGAGAAAAAATTGAAACTGAGTCACGAGTTATTTTAATTTGTTCTTTTAAATAGTCGCGTTCAGTTTTTACTATTAAGGCTTTTCTTAAGGTATTACACGGAACACAACAAATACTATCATTCAAAAGCGTCTGTGAACTCACTAACAACGGACTTGCTAGAAAGATTATTAATACGATTATGTTCTTCATTGTATTTGTTTTTTATTTTATCTGATTTGGCTTTTAAAGCAGTTAATTCATTTTTATCTTGTTCTACTTTAAATTTAAGAATATTAGCTACAGAGTCTAAAGATTTAATTTGAGATTGTGTTTGTTTAATATTTAAAACTAAAGAATCGTTTTGTTTATTAAGTTCGTTAATACGATTTTTTAATTTAAGATTTTCAGGACGTACTATAAAATAGTATATTACAAGATATAATACAGCTAATAATGCATAACCTATATGATGTTTATTAAAAGTCATTAATCTTCAATTTCTTCTTCTTCTTCTTTACTAATAGAAGCTTCAATTTCTTTTTTTATTTTAGTTAATTCTTTTAAACGATCTTTAACTTTTTCTTTTTCTGCACCTTCAGCTTGTTTATATTTTTTAACTAAAGATTTCATTTCTTTAACAGTTTCAGCTAATTTAGAAGCTAATTTAGAAATTGAATCTCCTTTTTTAGCTGCTTTTTGTGCTTGTTTTTCAGCTTTATCTTCATCAAAATCTTCATCATCTTCAGCTTCATTTAATGACATTAAATTTTCTGCAGCAGAAATAGCAGCATCTAAACCATCAAATACATCATCACTACCTACAACTGAGTGATATTCATCTTTAAGATTATTAACAGCCTTTATAAATTCAGGGATACGAGCAGGTAATACTGACCAAACTCCTTCATTTAATTCATTATCCATTAATGATGCTCCGGCTAATTCAGCTACTATTAATTCTTTAATAGATTTTTTTAAATCAGATTTTTTCATAGTTTATATATATTCTTATTTATAAATATTGGGAAAAAGAGCACTCTTCACCATTTTTATACGTTCATCATTAGAACCTTTAATATATATTATCCTTTTAACTTTATGAGCATACTGATCTAATAATTTTTTTACAGTATCATCAATTAAATCTCTATAACTAGAATTAGTTTCTCTAATACCATTATCTTCTATATGAACTCCCTGTGGTGAAACATAAAATACATAATCATACTCATCTAACATTGATGATGCTAAATCACAAAATAAATCTTTTTCTAAATAATTAATTGAATTAGCACATCTAGTAAACGCCATTACATCAATTAAAGTACGATC